CTTGAGTTAATGGAAAAGGTTGTTGCTAATAAAACAACACCTGATTTGGCTAACTACCCCAACGAAACCATTGCATATCTTGCCGGTATGGTGGCTGAGTACGACCACATGATTGTGCGGGAGCTGGCAGACTTCAAACTGTACGTGGTAAACAAGCTTGTTGCCGAAACAGAGAACCCAAACAGTACCGTTAGACTTGGTGCAATCAAGGCATTGGGTGATGTTGACGGCGTTGATGCATTTAAAAAGCGCACTGAGGTCACTCACAAGCAGCAATCCCTTGAAGAAGTGGAAAAAGAACTGCTTGAGACGCTGGCTAAGTTGGAAAAACGCACAATTGATGTTCAAGCTAAGGTAATCCGCAGTGAAGATCACGCCTGAACAGCTAAAAGCCATAAAAGACGCGCTTCCAACGATGCCGTTGGAGCAAAAAATACATACTTTGGAACTTTTGAGGACGTACGACAGTGAATCTGTGCAAGAAGTGGGTAAAGATGACTTCTTAACCTTCATTGACCACGTATATCCGGGCTATAAAGTGGGTCCACACCACAAAAGACTGGCCAAAATCTTCGAAGACATTGCAAACGGCAAGAAAAGACGGGTTATTGTGAACATTGCCCCCCGTCACGGTAAGTCAGAGATGATTTCTTACCTTGCGCCGGCGTGGTTTTTAGGAAAATACCCTCATAAGAAGATCATTATGGCTTCTCACACGGCTGATTTGGCCGTGAATTTTGGCCGCAGAGTACGTAATTTGGTGGGTTCTGAAGCCTATCGGGACGTGTTTCCGCAGATCGAATTGCAAGCTGACAGTAAGTCTGCATCACGTTGGGGCACAAACTTCAATGGAGAATACTTTGCTATTGGTGTCGGAGGCGCTCTTGCTGGTCGTGGCGCTGATTTATTTATTATTGACGACCCTCATTCGGAACAAGAAGCTAAGACTGGGAGACCGGACGTTTTCCTTCCTGCTTGGGAGTGGTTTCAGTCTGGCCCTCTCCAGCGTCTTATGCCGGGTGGCTCTATCATTATAGTGATGACAAGGTGGTCAAAACTTGACTTGACCGGAATGATCGTGAACCAGATGGCCAAAGAAGAAGATGTGGACCAGTGGGAGATCGTAGAGTTCCCTGCCATTTTGAATGAAAAGCCGTTGTGGGGTGAGTTCTGGTCGCTTGAAGAATTGCTTGGTAAAAAGGCAGGTATGGATCCCCGGTACTGGCAGGCCCAGTACATGCAGAATCCTGTCTCTGAGGAAGGCGCACTACTTAAACGGGAGTGGTGGCAGATATGGGAGAAGGATGACCCTCCTCAATGCGAGTTCACAATCATGTCGCTAGATGCGGCGCAAGAATCTAACAACAGGGCCGACTACAACGCTCTAACAACGTGGGGTGTGTTCTTCAACGAAGAGACAAACAACTACGCGATCATTTTGCTCAATTCAATCAAGAAACGGATGGAGTACCCAGACCTCAAAGCGATGGTGCTTGAAGAGTACAAAGAGTGGGAGCCTGATGTATTTATTGTTGAGAAGAAATCTAACGGTTCAGCGCTTTACCAAGAGTTCAGGCGCATGGGCGTGCCTGTGGGTGAGTTTACTCCGGGTAAAGGACAAGATAAGATTGCAAGGGTGAACGCGGTTTCTGCACTGTTCCAAGGTGGAGTGGTGTTTGCACCGGATCGCAGATGGGCAAGAGAAGTTATTGAAGAATGCAACGACTTTCCGTCGGGCACAAATGATGACTTGGTTGACTCAACAACACTAGCGCTCATGCGGTTTAGACAAGGCGGGTTTATTCGCTTACCAAGCGACGAGCCCGAAGAAGAGAGATATTTTCGCAGCAAGAAAGCTGCGTACTACTAAGGATAAACAATGGCTACGAATATGGTCCCCTCACTGTCGCAAGCCCCGCTGGGTTTAAGTGCATTGGAAGATATGGGTGATGAGCCCATGATCGAGATTGAGATTGAGAATCCCGACGGTGTTCGCATTGGTCTAGACGGCATGGAGATTGATCTGATGCCGGATGAAGACGTAGAAAGTTTTGATGCTAACTTAGCAGAAGACATGGACTCCGGCGAGCTGGCTAAAGTAGCTAGTGACATCGTAGAGATGGTGGACGCTGACATTAACTCACGTAAAGAGTGGGTGGACATGTATGTCAAGGGCTTAGATGTCTTGGGGATGAAGTATGAAGAGCGTACTGAACCGTGGCTCGGTGCTTGCGGTGTTTTCTCAACGGTACTCACAGAGGCTGCTGTACGGTTCCAAAGCGAGACTATCATTGAGACGTTCCCTGCTGCGGGCCCGGTCAAAACCGAGATCGTCGGCGCAATTGATAAACTTAAAGAACAGGCGGCGGAGCGTGTCAGAGATGACATGAACTACCAGCTCACTGAGGTGATGACTGAGTATCGCCCTGAGCATGAGCGCATGTTGTACAACTTGGGACTGGCAGGTGCAGCGTTCAAGAAGGTTTACTTCGACCCGTCGCTTGACCGTCAGGTGGCGATGTTCATCCCTGCTGAAGACATCATCATTCCGTACGGTGCGTCAAGTGCGGCCACTGCGGAGCGGCTGACTCATGTCATGCGTAAGACCAAGAATGACTTGAAGAAGTTGCAGGTTGCGGGCTTCTACGTTGATGAAGACTTGGGTGAGCCTGTTGCGATCCACACAGACGTGGAAAAGAAGAAAGCGGAAGATCAAGGTTACTCGCTGACAGATGATGATCGCTATCAGATTCTTGAAGTACACATCGACTACGACCTGCCCGGTTATGAAGATGAAGATGGTATCGCTCTGCCGTATATCATCACAATTGAGCGCGGCACTAACACTGTGCTTGCCATCCGTCGCAACTGGAACGAGGACGACAAGAAGAAACTCAAGCGCCAGCACTTTGTTCAGTACACATACGTCCCCGGCTTCGGTGCTTATGGTCTTGGCTTAATTCACTTGATCGGTGGTTATGCCCGTGCAGGTACTTCTCTAATCCGTCAATTAATTGACGCTGGTACATTGGCTAACTTGCCCGGTGGTTTGAAAACACGCGGCTTGCGTATCAAGGATGACGATACCCCGATAAGTCCCGGCGAGTTCCGTGATGTGGACGTGCCGTCAGGCTCGGTCAAAGACAACATCATGGCGTTGCCGTACAAAGAACCAAGCCAAGTGCTGGCAAGTCTCTTGGATAAAGTGACTGAAGAAGGCCGTCGTCTGGGTTCAATCGCTGACATGAACGTGTCGGACATGAGTGCTAACTCTCCAGTGGGTACAACACTGGCACTGCTTGAGAGACAACTCAAGACGATGTCTGCTGTGCAAGCACGCATCCACTACAGTATGAAGCAAGAGTTCCAGCTTCTGCGTGACATCATCCGTGACCATACTCCACCGGAGTACAGCTACGATCCATCGGAAGGTGATCGCAAGGCGAAGCAAGCTGACTACGACATGGTGTCAGTGATTCCAGTCAGCGATCCGAACAGTGCAACGATGGCTCAGCGCATCATGCAGTATCAGGCTGTTATTCAGCTGGCTCAAGGCGCTCCACAGATTTATGACTTGCCCTTGCTGCACCGCCAGATGATTGAAGTGCTTGGCATCAAGAACGCAGACAAACTTGTGCCAATAGATGACGATATGACACCACGCGATCCTGTGTCTGAGAACATGTCATTCTTAACCGGTAAGCCAACTAAGGCATTTATCTACCAAGATCACGATGCTCACATTGCTGTACATACATCAATGATGCAGGATCCAATTGTGATGGGGCAGATTGGTCAGAACCCCATGGCTCAGCAGATTCAAGCTGCGATCATGGCCCACGTTGCTGAACACGTTGCGTTCCAGTACCGTCAGAAAATTCAGGAACAGTTGGGTGCAACACTGCCTGCTCCTGATATTGAGTTGGATGAGAACACAGAAGTTCAGATGTCTAAACTTGTGGCTCAGGCTTCCGCTCAACTTCTTGCGATGGATAAAGCCAAAGCAGCTCAGCAGCAAGCGATGCAGCAGGCTCAAGATCCGATCATGCAGATGCAGCAGGCTGAGTTGGCAATCAAGAAACAAGAAGCTGAGATCAAGGCGCTTAAGGTCAAGGGTGACTTGCAGCTCAAGGCTGAAGAGTTGTCACTCAAGGCACAAGAGAGCGCGGCTCGCATTGGTGAAGATCCAGCGCTAGCTGCGATGCGACTACAGCAAGAGATTGCTCAAGCCCAAGAGCTGCACGGTCTAGAGATGGCAGCTAAACAAATGGAGTTGCAGCAAGCGCAGGCTCAGCAGCAACAGGCTCAAATGCAACAGCAGCAAGCCATGCAGCAGCAACAGGCTCAGGCTCAGCAGAAGATGGCTCACGGCGGGCAAGTCCATGAGCAGAGGATGAGGCACGCCGATCTAGACAGAATTCAACGTTTATTACAGGGTAATAAGGAGTAATCATGGCCACAATGCTTGAAGTGTTGAACAAGAAACTTGACGAACAAGTCAAGCAGTTGGTTGATGTTGTCAGTGGTGGTGGTGCTAAAACCTACGATCACTACAAAGAACTGTGCGGAACTATCCGGGGTCTGCAAACCGCGCAGTACGAACTTGCTGACCTCGTGCGAAAAACTAAGGAATATGAAGATGAGTGAATTTGATGTTAGTGCGGTTAATCTCAGTGGCGTGCTAAATACCAACGCTGAAGAAAAAGCCAAACAAGTGCCGGACCCAGCAACGTACCACTTGCTGTGTATGTTGCCCAAGGCAGAAGAAGAGTTAGGTGAATCTGGTTTGTTATACAAAACAGCCACCATGATGCATCACGAGGAGCTGCTCTCCCCCGTGTTGTTTGTTGCAAAGATTGGCCCTGATGCGTTCAAAGATCCGGCCCGATTCCCATCTGGCCCGAGCTGCAAGGTAGGTGACTTTGTGTTGGTTCGCCCAAACACAGGAACCCGCATGAAGATTCATGGTACAGAGTGGAGACTCATCAATGATGATTCCGTTCAAGCCGTTGTGCAAGACCCTCGTGGTATCCAGCGTCCAACTTAAGGAGTAAATCATGGCTACAGAAGAATTTAAATTTCCCGACGAAGTTGAAAGCAAAAAGGTTGAGGAAAAGGTTGACTTTGAAGTTGAAGGTGAAGGTACACCTGAGATTGAAGTTGTAGACGATACGCCCGCTGAAGACCGTGGCCGCAAGCCCATGGTTGAGCCTCCTAAAGAGGTAACAGACGAGGAGTTAGCCAAATACGACGAGAGCGTACAGAAACGCATCAAGCACTTTACCAAGGGCTATCACGAGGAGCGTCGCGCAAAAGAGACAGCTGAACGTGAGAAAGAAGAGGCTTTTCGCTTAGCGCAAGCCGTGCTAGAAGAGAACAAAAGGCTCAAAGGTTCTGTCAACCAAAACCAGACCGCTCTCTTGGAACAAGCCAAACGCGTGGTTTCTAACGAGGTCGAAACTGCTAAGCGCATGTACAAAGAAGCTTACGAATCTGGGGATTCTGACAAGTTAGTTGAGGCTCAAGAAGCACTCACTATCGCAAAGATCCGTGCAGATAAAGTAAATAATTTTAAGCCTGCCCCTTTACAGGAAGAAGAAACTCCTGTACAAATCGCTCAACAGCCCACCAGAGCTGCTCCTGTTGATGAAAAACTACTTGCATGGCAAGACCAAAATCAGTGGTTTGGAAGCAACAAGAGAATGACGGCCTATGCCCTAGGTTTGCATGAAGACTTGGTGAGCGAAGGAATACCAAGTGGCAGCGACGAATACTATCGACGTATTAACGCTGACATTAGGGAAAGATTCTCGGATCAGTTTGGAGCCGAAGAGTCCGTTGATGCGAAACCTCAACGCACTAAATCCAACGTTGTTGCACCTGCAACCCGTAGCACAGCGCCTAAAAAGATCGTGCTTACGCAGACACAGGTGAATCTCGCCAAGCGGTTGGGAGTTCC